CCAACGCACCGGTCACAGTGACGGCAGCAGTGGAGACAGTGTCGAGCACAGTGCCGAACGTGAGGCGAGCAGTGGCCATGATGTTACACTCCGAGGTATGAGAGCACGATTGCTCCCACACGAGGCGAAGCCTCGGTGTAACTCAAGTGGCTTCAAGGAGATCCCAGTGTGCTCAGTGTAGAACCCAGGGGGGGTGGTTGGCATGGAGGAAGTGAACAAGTGACATACTACGCACGTTCATCGGTATGAGACTTTTCACAAAGCCCCTCTAAGTTACCTTGTGTCACTTCTCCACACTAGGCGAAGCCCATAGTGTCTCTTCTAAAATATATTGAGTTCAATTCTATATCAGAGGTATGTTTGAGGTAGTTGAGGTTGGCCCATGATATGAATGGTTCAAATGGTGCTCGTAGAGCATCCATTTGGACATGCCTCCTCAATATCTCTTCTCTATAATTTAAGAGAGATTTCCCCAGGGGGTCTTGAAGGAACTTAGGGCCTTCTTGGCTCAGTTTGCAAGCGAAGTTTTCAAAAGGGGAAGGGTGTCATCGCAGGAAAGGGAGAGGGCCTCCAAAAATTCCTGATCGCCGTAGAGCACGGCCACGGGTCCGGTGATCGAGGATGCGATCGTGGGATCGACGCCGGCGAAGCCCTTCTTGCGAACGAGGGCCTGGAGCCAGAGGAGGTTCGCGAAGGCGTTGGGGGAGTCGGGATTGGGTTCATTGTTACAAAACACAATGCAGGGGTGAGCTTCGCCTTCGTGGAGAATGGTGTCGAAGCCTTCGACGATCTTCAGGTCACCTCGGACCACGTCCTTGAGCATGAGGGGAGAAGGAGCTTGCCATAGTTCAATGAGTCGATGGGCCATCTTCGAGGAAGGAGTGGTGATGACACGAAGGGTTCCACGCATGACTGTGCTCTGCTCTTCTTGGTTCCAACGACATGAGTTTGAAGGAGATCGGTGTGGCTTTCCACCACACTGGGAGGACGGGTCTGGCCCGGCAGTCTCTGTCTTAGCGGTGCGTCTTTGAAGGTTTCCCCTGGCCGAGAGTATTTTCAATAGCGTCCGCTTCAACAGAACGGAATACAACATAAGTTGAGCAGGAGCGCAAGATGCGGGCTCTACTCATTCAGTATAAATTTTAGGTGGAAATAGAGAAAGGGTGAAGGGCGACCAGGCCCCTCACCCTTCGAATCTCTTTTGTAAGGCAGTGAGGTCTGCCGACAACTCAGGCTCTGCGACCAAGGCTTTCACCTTGGTAAGGAGTGCGAACCCGTCATCTGCGGAGGTTATGTCCCCACCAACCGCTGGGGTGTGCCGTACTGCCAGCGACTTCGACCGTATCTGGCAAGATCAATATGTCTTGAAGTAAGCACTTACGTCAAGCGCGAAATTCATTTGCCAAGAACTATAGATCGCCTAAAAGGTAACCGTCATAACAACGAGGGAAACTCGTCATGCGTGTTACTGAAGATGAATTGGAAGAGAGAGCGGTAGCCCGCAGGGTTACTTTGAAGGACGTGGAGGGCTCGGTTCTATTCGAGTATTACTTCACGGCTGCTGATGGGGCGAGAGGCGCTCGAACCATCACTGGGAAGATGCAGGGCAAAGCCGCCAATCTGGAGATGCTCACCTTCTGCACTCTCGTCCTGAAGAACGGTTTCACCGTGACCGGCCAGAGCGCCTGCGCCGATCCGTCGAACTACCAGAAGGACATCGGCGATCGAATTGCTCGGTCGGACGCCGTGAACAAGATCTGGCCGCTGCTTGGCTACGAGCTGAAGACCGAACTCAGTAAGGGAGAAGTGGTTTGAACACCTTCATCGTCATCTTCGTCATCGCACTGGTCCTGCTTGGACTCGTTGCGTTCTACTACAAGTCGCTCGTCGCCAAGATCAAAGCCGAGGAAGCTCGGGTTCAAGCGGCTCTCGCCGCCGATGCGGCTGCCCAGAAGGCGAAACTCGAAGGCGCCATCAAGGCTGACTTGGCCACTGTGCAGGTTCAGATCGGCGGCGCTGTCGCTACGGTCGTCGAGGCGGCGAAATGATCAAGCCTTCGGTCGGCCGAGTCGTCTGGTATCACCCGAGCCTGGACGACAAGAACGTTGCTCTCGGCGGCGATCAGCCGTTCGCAGCTCTCATTGCGCATGTGTGGAACGACACCTGCGTGAACCTCGCCATCTTCGACGCCAATGGCGTGTCGTTCAGCAAGACCTCCGTTCAGCTCGTCCAGGACGAGACCGAAGAGAAGTCGAGCAACGGTTACGCCGAATGGATGCCCTACCAGGTCGGGCAGGCCAAGAAGCACGAAGTCCCGCACACCAACGCCTTCATGCGGGACTGACCTGATGACAAACGTCATGCGTCGGGACTCAAGACCGGTTGTCTTTCTCAATGGTCCGCCTCAGTGCGGGAAAGACACGCTCGGCGAGCACATCGTTCAAACCTGTCCAGGGTTTCGACTGGTGAAGTTCGCTGAGAGCCTAAAAGTGCGAACTCACGCACTCTATGGACGGCCTGACCTGCCGCATGACGCCTTCGAGAAGTGCAAGGATGAACCCAATGAGATCTTCTTGGGTCTCACTCCGAGGCGGGCTTACATCCGAGTGAGTGAAGGGTATCTGAAACCCACTCATGGGGAAGACGTCTTCGGAACGTTCCTGCTTCAGAAGATCCTCAAGGAGGATTCTGGGGCGAGAGCCTTTGTCATCTCCGACAGCGGCTTCGTTCCTGAAGCTCAGTGTCTCCTTCGGCACTTCAATGGCGACAACTGCATTCTCGTTCGCATTCATGCGGAAGGGAGAGGCTGCTCGTTCAAGAACGACAGCCGAGGCTACATCACCCTGCCGATCGAGTCCCACGACATCATGAACAATGGCTCCCGTGAGGGGTTCTTGTCCCATGCGTCTGGCCGATTGGCCCGCTCTCTTCAACAAATGATCGGTGGAGCATAACCCAATGGCGGATTTTGGTTACGCAATCGGCTGGCTGCACGCCGGCCAACGTGTCGCCCGCAAGGGCTGGAACGGCAAGGGCATGTGGTTGACCCTGGTCGATCCAATCGAGATCAAATCGCCGCTGGCGCTCGAGATCAGCGAGCTGGCCGGCAAGCCGGTGAAGCTCCTTCCTTGGATCGGGATGAAGACGGCCGACGACTGTTTCGTTCCTTGGCTCTCGTCGCAGACGGACTCGCTCGCCACCGACTGGCTCGTGGTCGAGTAAGGACGCCCCAATGCTCACGCGCGAGATGGTGGAGAAAGCGCTCCCGGCAAATTTGAAGAGTGCCGCCACACAGGCCCTGACGGATCAGGTCAACAACCTGAGCGCAGACCCGATTGTGGCCGAGCACATCCGGGAGAACTTTCTCTCCTACTCTCGCGTGTTGCAGGAAGGGAAATTCAAGACCGAGGACTACCTCCACGCGGTCGCCTACGTGTCGTTCAAGCACATGGGCTACTCGAACCAAGAAGCCTACTTCCGGACCTTCCCTCAGCGGTATGCAGCCCTCCTTGCGAAGGGCACGAGCGGCAAAGACATCGCCGCCTACGTCGCAGCCTTCCATCGAGGGAAGCTCGTCAACCTGATCATGGAGCAGAGTCTCGTTCCGATCTGGATTGTGAACCAAGAAACCTACCAAAAAGCCATCAACACCCAGGTCGAGATCATGGAGGACGACACTCTGTCGGCTGTGGCCCGGACAGCGGCGGCGAACTCGATCCTGACGCACTTGGCCAAGCCCAAAGAGATGGCCGGCACCCTCAATCTGGTGGTGCCCGAGAGTTCAGGCATGAATGAGATGCGGGCAATGCTCAATGAGCTGGCTCGAAACCAGAGAGAGTTGATCCAACAGGGCGTATCCCCAAGGGAGATCGCAAATCAGCGCCTCATCGACGTGACTCCAGTGCATGTCAGTGACGAGTGATGGAGCTTCTCAAGCAAGAACTCGACACTTGGCTGAACGATGTCAACTATCGAGCGCTCCTCTCTCCGGATTACCTGCCGACTGAGTTCGCTCTCACCTTCATGAACTTCATCAAGCTCGTGAATGGTGTCGAGGGGGAGAGCCACAAGACTCCTCCGGTGCATTTGAAGATGCTGGACAAGCTTGTCGAGCCCAGTCCCTACGTCGCCAACCTCTGTTTCCGTGGAGCAGCGAAGACAACGCTGTTCATGGAGTATTTCGTGCTCTTTCTGGCCTTCTACGGCTTCCTTCCCGGCTTTGGGAAGGTCGAGGGGATGATCTACGTCTCCGACAGCATGGAGAACGGCGTCAAGAGTGCTCGAAAGAACATCGAGTTTCGCTACAACAACAGCGATTTCCTCCAGCATTGGGTTCCTGACGCTCATTTCACCGACAATTACATCGAATTTCACAGCAAAGAGGGCAATCGCCTCGGCGTGAAGATGTTCGGCGCGAAAACCGGCCTCCGAGGCACCAAAATCTTCGGAAAACGCCCTGTGATCGCCGTGCTCGACGATCTCGTGAGCGATGACGACTCGAAGTCTCGAGTTGCCATGGATGCGATCAAGGACACTGTCTACAAGGGCGTAAACCACGCCCTCGATCCGACCAGGCGCAAAGTCATCTTCAACGGCACGCCGTTCATGAAGGATGACATCCTCATCGAGGCGGTCGAATCCGGCGCTTGGGATGTGAACGTCTGGCCCGTCTGTGAGCGCTTCCCCTGTTCGGAGGAAGACTTCGTCGGAGCCTGGGAAGATCGGTTCACCTTCGCCTATGTGAAGCAGCAATACGACATGGCGGTCCTGACGGGGAAACTCGCCGGCTTCTACCAGGAGCTGATGCTGCGGATCACCTCGGATGAGGAGCGATTGATCCAAGACGAAGAGATCCGCTGGTACAAGCGGGCTTCTCTCTTGGAACTCCGGGGCAATTTCAACTTCTACATCACGACGGACATCGCCACTTCGACGAAGCAGCGGGCCGACTTCAGCGTGATCTCGGTCTGGGCCTACAATCACCTGGGCCAGTGGTTCTGGGTCGATGGGATCTGCGAACGGCAGACGATCGACGTCACTTGGAACGATCTCTTTCGCCTGGTCTCCGAATACAAGCCCCAGGCGGTTGGCATCGAGGTCACCGGCCAGCAGCAGGCTTACATCAAGCTCCTGCAAGGCGAGATGATGACTCGCAACATTTGGTTTAATTTCGCTTCGTCCGAGAAGAGTGGCGAAGCTGGCATTCGACCGGCAGTAGATAAG